TTAGGCAGCGAACGTTTGCGGCATAACCGGCGCCATTGACACTTCAAGCGTGCGTCCGCTTGAACAATACGCCCCCCAGTCTTCCATCATGAGCCGCCGTCTTTCGAGTTGATCGCGACGCCGATAAGCCGCTATCGTCTGCGAAATAATGATGTGCGCCAAGGCTTCCTCTGCCAAAGAGTCCGGATAGTCGGTGCATTCGGCGACCCAGTCACGAAATGTCGACCGGAAACCGTGCACGGTGATCCCTGAATACGACATGCATTTCAACAGGGCCAACATTGCCATGTTCGACAGTGGGCGCCCTTCCGTGCAACCGGGGAAAAGATACCCATATTTGGCCTTCGGTAGCGCAGCACGCACGACTTCGACGGCTCGCTCACAAAGCGGCACGCGAAGCGGCCGACCGCTTTTCGTGCGGTCGCCCGGGATGCTCCAGACGCGACTGTCGAGATCAAATTCGTCGACCCGTGCAAACCGTGCCTCGTTCGTGCGAGTCGCCGTGAGAATAAGCAGGTGCAGTACCCGTGCCGCGCGCCGGGGACGGAGTTCCAGTTCACGGACGAACGTCGGGAGGTCTTCCCAAGGCAGCGCAGGATGATGTTTTATCTGCGAGCGTTTCTTCGAGCGCGGCAATACCATTTGGAGATGGTCAACGTACCGAGCAGGGTTGCCGCCGGTGCGGTGCCCCATCACGGTCTCCGCGTCGAGGATCGCCTTGATGCGACCGCGCACCCCGCGTGCCGTCTCTGCCTTTTTGGTCCAGATCGGCTGGAGAATGCGCACGATCATCGCGGTGTCGATGTCACGCACGCGCACATCGCCGATAACGGGATAGGCGTAGGTCTCCAGCGTATCGCCCCATTGCTGGACATGCTTGCGGTTTCGCCATTCCGGTTCACGTGCGCGGATGAACGCTTCAGCCGCCTCACGGAACGTCACATTGGCATCGACCGAGATATCAAGCTGTCGCCGACGCTGCTCTTCGCGCCGAGCGAGGATGGGATCGATCTGGTTACCGACCATCTCGCGATATCCCGTGGCCAGCTTCCGCGCTTCACCAAGCGAAACCCGCGACAGCGGTCCAAGGCCCATTTCGCGCACGCGACCATCAAGCTTGAAGCGAAACACCCATGAGCGCGCGCCGCTGTCTGCAATCTGCATGTAGAGGCCGCCACCGTCCGAGTAATGCCCGGGATTCACCGCCTTCGCAACGCGCAGCGCGCTGAGTCGATGCAATTGTCGTCCCGCCATGTCGTCCTCCTTTCCTACCCACAAAACCCACGCCGCTACCCATACTTCGTGCGGAAATTGTGCGGGACGCGAGGGGAAGCAGCAAGCACGCCGTTACCCACAAATCGCTTTGAAATCAGCGACCTACGGTGCGTTGACGGAAGTCACCGGAATGCGCGGGAAGCCTTGACTGGCGGAAGGCAGCAGGAGTCGAACCTACCCGGGAGCGTCTGATGCCCCCAACCGGATTTGAAGTCCGGGATACAAGACAATTAAATCAAACATTTACGACAAAATATATTCCGCAAATATCGTCAACAACGAAGATTTTCGAGCCCTGCTTACAGGATCACATGATTTTTTGCGGAACGAATTGAGCGCTGGGCGTTTCGTGACGCTCGATGTTATGAACGCGAAGGAGAGTTCGATGCCGTAGTGTCGGCCGGCGTCACGCTCCCCGGCGAAACAGCGAACTGCGTAATGGTCTGGCTCTGAGCGGAGGCGTCCTTCGTCATGCCGAAGTAGAAGCCAAAGACCTGTTTCAGCTCACTGATGACGTACCCGATAAGCGTGCCAACCGTCAGAGCTGCGGTATTATCTTTGATGAGAGATTCTGACTTCCCGGACATTACGCAGTAGACGATATAGGTCGTCAGGCCGAGAATGCCGATTGCAAGCAGCGGCCGCATCCAATCGTTCGGCTGCTGAGCGGCAAGCTTCCGAGCACTGTCACGGTCGGCAGCTTCCGATGCGTAAATGTCCTTCTCATACGACAGGCGTGCCTGTTCGAGAGCGCCGGCCATCTGCGCCAGCTGCACCTGCTGGTCGAGGACGGCCTTTTGGAATTGCAGTGCGAGATTCGGATCTGCCTGAATGGCGGCAAGGGCGGCGTCCGGGGCCGACTGACCAGTCACAGCCTGCGCGACGTTGACGACCTTCGTAGCGACGTCTTCGGCTTTTGGACCGCCAAGCCATCCAGCAATCATTGGAGCAAACTGAGTGAGCGCCAGCGCAATTGGAAGCAGAGGCATCATGCAGCTCCTTTCGTGAGGTTGTTTGCGACCCGGCGAGTCCAGCCGCGGCCGAAGTTCGGCCATGTCGAGAGAGACGTTAAGTAGTTGAGGCGAAACCCATTCAAGCGGAGGATGAACTTGAGCGGATCGGTGGATTGCACTGCGGCAATTGTCGCTGGACCCATGATGCCGTCGACCTTCGCTCCGGCTGCTCCCTGCATCCAGATCACGGTGTGGCCGCCGTTGTAGTTGGTGTCGAAGATCTGGAACGAGACTCGCGGATCGAACGAATCGAGATGCAGCGGATCCCAGTAGAGCTTTCGGGCGATCGCTTTTGCCGTATCCCGAGGAAGATCGCGCATTGGTCCGGTGTATCCTGCTGCTCTGGCGACTCGCGCCGTAATCCCCCACATGGTTTCGCCGCCGGGATCTTTCGGATTATTCGAGTACCCTCCTTCGTTAGCCATCAAGGCATCGAAGGCATCATCGAAGCTGCTCATCATTCCTCCCGGACGATAGCCTTTAGGATGCGCTCATCGCCCTCCTTCAGCGCCTGAAGGAGAGTACGTTGGTCGAGAAGCGTATCTCGCTGGGCCTCGGCTATGAGAAGCACCCCATTGAGCGTCTTGTCCAACGTGCGCGTCAATTGACGAACTTCCTTCAAGATTTCGAGCGCCGTTCGGAGCATTTCGGCCGTTGCTCGCGCCGATTCCTCGGCTACCATCATGAGCACCGCGCCGGCCGTCGATGCTTCAACGGACAGGATGAAGTTCGTCATCCCAAGGTCCGCGTCGAGCCCGAAGCCGAAGTGCGCAGTTAGAGCGCTCGCGATGTAAATGCAGAGCAGGATGAGGAAGTTCCGCGGGTTACGGAGGGTCAAGTAGACCTGCAAGAGCTTTTCACCCACGACGCATCCCCATCCAGCCTAGGATCAGCTCCCCCACAAAGAGAGCGACCATCGCCCAGCTCATACGCCTGTTGAAGCGATTCTCCTTGGCACTCACTGAGGCCGCGCGTTGCGCCTCAAGATCCACGATTCGCTGTCGGTAATGGTCTAGACGTTCATCCAGTAGCTCATCCCGGTCAAGGCGTTCCCGAAGGTCTGATCGCAATCCTGCAATGTCTTCCTTCGTCGCAAGGGATTCCCGAAGCTCGGTCATAAGCTCGTCCAGACGAGCGATGTGCGTATCGTGTCGAGTGATGATTTCCTGATGCGCATCGACGCGCTTACGCAGTTCCGCGATTTCTGCCATGTGCTGATCCATAGAATCCCCGTTAGTTAGAAGGCTGAATCGTGAAGTTGTCGGTAAATCCAGCACGGACGATGTTCCCCGGATTGCTGTTTATTTGCCATGCGGTCGAGTTCAATTTCGGAAGAACTATGGAGCCGCCAGTAGTGTTGTTCTTGAGAAGAATGTTGCCGTTCCAGTTAGGAGCAATGCTGAAATTGATGTACACCGTAAGACCGGGGGCACCCCCCGTAGTGGCTCCAATCTGAAAAATTTGGCCTCTGAACCACGGAGACGAAAACGGGGCGTTGATACCACCGCCCCCAGATGTTGCTGTAGCATTTCCAGTGGCAGCCCCAGTCTGCCCAAGCAAGTCGCTGAAGCTAGCCGGCAAACCTGATTTGCCGGCCAGAGCCATAACCCATGGGTGGCTGATAGACAAAGGAAGGCCAAGGCCGAGTTCTGCCGCGATTTGCGACATGGACAGCGGGGGCGATGCGGGAAGCGTCACGGTGTTTCTCCCGCAGCATCGAGCAGTCGAAGGACAATGGGGATGAGTTCGAGCACGGTAACGAGCGCTGCATGACCGTAGGCGATCGACAGCATTCCTTGCGCATCTTCATGCACTACTTCCGGGAATGCTTCGCGCAGAGACGCAGCACCGGCCCCAGCACTGCGGGTTCCGTCTTCTTTCCAAGAGAAAGTACCATGCAGAACTTTAGCCATACGGATCAGGAAGTCGCGATCCATTGGCTGCCAATTTTCTTTAAGACGCTCGTCGGAAGTACCGGTGAGATCACTTCCGCTTACGCGCCCCGGAACTGTGAGGTTTCCGCTTTCATCAAGAGTAAGAAGGTTGTTGCCACCGTTACTCCCGTATACAGTCAACTGCCCGTTGAGAACGCCTAGATATTTGTTGGGAGACGTATTGCCATTGCCGGTAAGCTCGATAATCGACGCGCCATTTGACGTGTTGCTCAGATGGTTTAGGGTAGTCGTCGAGATAGACGTCAGGGACATGTTCCCAACAGTGGCACCCGGAAGAAGCGGAAGGCCGGCTGTTTGGATCTGTCCTACCGTCGCATACTCGTTTGTATTCGTGCCGTTGGAGACATTCAGGTGACGGAAGTTACCCATCGGCAGGTTTGCGGTGGGCGTCGTCTGACCATCGACGGCGATCGACGCCGTAAGAGCGGCCGCGATATCGCTCAGCGTAGGGTTTGCCCATCCAGACGAAGAAATAGTCGTGCCAGTGATGACCGGGTTACCTGCCGGGAGCTGGTAGGTTCCGCTTCCATTGCGAGGCATAATTAGGCTCCTGCAAATGAAAAAGGCCGCTTGATGCGGCCTTTTGAGGGTTCAAACGTGAATCTGAATCTGGCAATCATCGCGCTCGCGCCTTTGGGTTCAATCGCCATCTACCACGGCTTACGGGGAGCCATTTCCGCCATTCGGCGGCTGCGCTCGAAGCAGCGCGGCCGCTAGCGCATTTGCCGGGGCTGGATAGGTCGGCGTCGGAGCGCCGCGGGCATTTGCCAGAGACGCAGCCAGTGCTCGTTGAACGAAAGCGCGGTTCTGTGCCCCTTGAATGAGCGGACCGATATATGGAACCTTCTTCACCCCAGTTCCCAGCAGCCCCGTAATCGCTGAAGCTGTATTCGACGTGTTCACCGGTGCAGCGCTCGGGAAGCTGTTGATGTAGCCCCCAACGCGTCCGATCGTATGCAACTGCGATATCTCTTCTGGCGTGTAGAAGGCTCCAAGCTTGGTGTCGCCCATATTGCGAAGCGCATTCGCATAGGCTACGGGTCCAAACTTCGCGTCTCCTGCCGGGTTAGCCCCGAACCCAGCTTGCGCGAGTTGCCCTCCAATTTGGTTGCGCATCTCGGTCAGCGTAGCCGGGTTGTTCTGCTTCAGCAGTCCAGCAAGTGCTAGCACATCGTTTGTCTTGCCATTCGTCACGAAGCGACGTACGAAATCGTCTGGCGCAACCGATCCGCTCACCGCGGCTTCAAGAGCCGGAACCTGTTCATGTAGCGCGAATCGCTGAGCGGCCAAAGCGCGGGCCGGAGCATAGACCCCGCCTTGATCGTCGGCGGAGAGGATCGCATTCTTCACGCTGGTGCGGAGCCGAGCGAGTGCAGCGTTTGTTGCGGGGTCGTTACTCTGGTTGTCGTTGATCACCTTCAGCAGGTTTTCGGCATTCTCGATCGAGAACGTCTTCTGCTGCGTTCCACTCATCAAGCCAAGCTGGTTGAAATTGTTGCGTACCCCGCTCGGCACCTTGTCGCCGAAGTCATTCAATACCTGAGCATAGTCTTGAGCGACTCCTTGCAACGGCACGTCAAGGTTCTTCCCGCTAGAAGCGCGCGCAGCTTCATAGGCTGCCCGAACCTGACTCGACATCTGGTCGTCAATGGATTTCAGAGTCTGCTGAAGCTGCGTTCCCGCAGAAAAAGTATCCGCTGGCCGTCCGGACAGACCAAAAAGGTTCTGCTGAAGCTGCGTATTCTGGGCATTGAATCGCTGCGTAAGAGGCGCGCCGACTTCTGGGACGCCTCGCATGTTCATCTCTTGCGCAAACTGCATGGGATCGCGCGTGATTTGCCCTAGAGTCGGCTCGATACCGAGATTGCGGAAGTCCTGAGCACGAACCGCAGCAGCGGGGCTTACGTCAGGGAACTGCTGGATCTGCTGCGCAACCGCTTGCTTGAGCGGGTCGATCTCTGCCGGTGCAAATTGTGCCCCCGCCTGCGGTCCGAGTTCACCAATGGCGCGTTCCACACCAATATCAGCCCTCGCTGCTGCTGCGGGACCAGACATCGGTGGGCGTGTTGCTCGGCTAACAGCATTCCCGAGACCGCGCGCGGCCGCGGTTAGAGCCGATCCAGCCGCAACCCCTCCTGCGCCACCTAGAACGCCTCCCGCAATCTGCCATGCAGGATTAAGACCTAGTTCGGCCGCTCCTTGAGACCCAGCGCCAGCACCAGCAGCCCCGAACATCTGCATACCCGGCGCGATTCGTAGACCATTCCCAACAGATGCCGCCGCGGGACTTGCCGACTTCGCAAGAACACCGCCTATTCCCATCGACGTCGGAACACTAGCCATACCCGCGGTTGCGCTTTGAACGATTCGTTCTGTAGGCGTCTGCGGTTGGGGTAAGCCGATTGCATTCATCCCCTGCTGCACTGCCTGAGATGGCATTTGCAGTTCCGGGATATGGGTATCGGCGACCGCATTGATCCCACGGATCCCAAGATTGACGCCCGAGTTGAGCGCGTCACCAATCATCGCCGGAAGGGCTGTAATGCCTGTCACCCCGGCTCTAGCCGTCAGTCCAAGTTGTCGACCCAGCTGATCGAGCGTCGAGGGCTTCGTAGCGGCTGCGCGGGGTGCCGGAGATGCGGGAGCAGTCGCATCTGCCGCGAACTGCGCCGACAACGAAGGAGTCGCGGAACTAGCCGACCCAGCATCCGCGGCGAACTGATCGGCGAGACTTGCCATCACAATGCTCCGATGCCCTCAAGGGCTTTGATCTTTGCGCCGAAGTTGGGATCTTGCTGCAATACCTCCTTCGCAAACGCTTTACGTGCGTTCGGATCGGAGATGTTCTTGTACTGCCAGATGCGCGGATCCGCGTTCTGGTCGAAGATCATCTCCTTCTGGTTGTACGCCTGCGGATTGCGGGAGTTGTAGTCGCCTTGCAACAGACGAGCTTTCGCCTGCGTCATCTGGCTTGCTCCGACTAGGTTCTGAACCGCTTCGTCGATTGCTCCCTTCGTCATGTGAGCATTCGGATAGGCCGACTGAAGGATCGAACGAGCAGCATCGGTTCCAAGTCCACCGGTTCCGAGCCGAGCAACAATCTGGTTGCTGTACTTGTCGAGCAGGTTGTTGGCCGTCACCATGTCGGTCGCCTTTTCGCTGCCAGCGAGCGACAACAGCCCGTTGATGAAATTCAGCTTATCGGACTGTTGGCCGAGAGCAGCCTTCGACGCGAGATCATGGATGTTTTGCAGATACGAAATCGTATTCTGGGCTTGAGAGTTCGCCTCGTTCAAAGCGCCCCACTTCTTCGTAAGGTCACCCTGCAAATCGTTTTGCCCTTTCTCATAGCCCGCGGGAGGTTCAGCATACATCGGGCCGCTCTGCGACATTCCACTATTGCCAGCTCGACCGAGAATATCGCCAACATAAGAGGCAACTGATTTGCCGTTACGATCAGATACGTTTCTCAGGAAAGGAGTGGGACTACCCAGAGGGGCAACATTCCCCTCACCAGAGAAATATGCTGTTGCAATTCTTCCTAGATCCCCACCATACCTCTGACTGTACGTATCCAAAACACGTTGAGCAACCGTGTTCCTATCCGCGACGTTGCTCCAAGATTCACCGGGTTTCGCATACTGATTGAACGTCCCCTGCTGAATCTGGAAAGGGTTATCCGGAGCCGTTTTACCACCGCTCGATTCCTGTTGTACGAATATCCCAGCAAGGCCGCTCGATGGAATACCGTTCTCCACGCTACCATTGGCCGCATTCGCCACATTCAGGCGAGTTTGTTGCACTTTGCGCCATTGACCTGTCCGCGGATCTTGCTCAAACGATGGGGTGATATCGTATTTTGCGCTCCCAGCTGCTTTCGCGGCCGCAGAATCGCTCATCGCTTGGAGTGCTCCCTGCACAGGAACGATCTGCCATTGCCCATTTTGTCCGCGGACAGCCGTAAATCCTTCCGGGACATTCGGCAGCTGCTGCATCGATCCTGACATGGGATCGTACATAAAGCCACCCGGACGCAGCGACGTCGGCGCAATATAGTTCGCTTTCGCGATGGACTGCTGCGCGATCTGGCGACCCAGTGCGCTGTTCGGATCAATGCCAGCGGCGCGGATCTGCTGAACGATCTCAGCCGGCTTGTATGCTGTCGCCTGCGTCTCCCAGTACTTTTCAGGAGACTGCATCATCATCATCGCCGCCATGCCGGGATTCATTCCCAGCGGATTCAGCGGAGACGAGCCTACCCCGCCATTGAACCCGTCAGACCCAGCAGCGTTGCCAGCGACGGCTGCGTTTCCGGGGGCTGGATACCCATTCCCCCCATCATTCCCAGCGATGGGGTTAAGGGTGCCTGCGGAGCCTGCTGAGGCTGATAGCGGCCGAATGCCTGCATCAGACGAAGCGTCATATCCGACCCCGGCCCCAGCGTCTGCGGAGCCGGGGACGAGCTGTGGGGACTGCATGCCAGCACCTCCTCCAAGCATGCTCGTCAATGCACCCCATTGCTGCTGACCGAGACTGTTGAGCCCTTGCGCTGCCTGCCCCCCCATCTTCGCCGAAAGCAATGCTTGGCCGAGCTGCGAAATCGGAGCCAGCGGAGACATGCGCGACTGGACTTGATACGGTCCCACTGCAGCACCGACCGGCGCTTGCGTCGGCGTAAGCGAGCGTTCCATCAGCGCGTTTGCAAGGGCTTGCTGCCGCTGAAGATCATAGAGGCTGCCTTGGAACTGAGGCAGCACAAACGGGCTTGCTCCGGCCATCATTGCACCTCGAATTTGGAAATGGCCGATCCGATGTAGATGGCCGTCTGGACTGCGTTTTGCACTACGAGAGGAAACTGTCTTTCGCTGAGTCGGTTTATCTGGTCGAGCAACTTCTCACCATGCTCGATGTCGTGCTCGCTATGATGGCGAAGCGTTCTGCATAGCTCCTTTCCGTGCTTTGTTTCGAGCTGTTCCAGCTTTTCCTTCGGCATCGGGAAGCACTCTAGAACCGCCATATAGCCAAGCAATGCGCACGGATCAACGTGACGAATCAAGTAGTACTGCGTGCCAACGGCTGCCACTGCTTCAGACGGAAAGGCGCATGCAGAAACGTCGATTCCGATCGAGGAAAGGTCGGATGCCAACCAGTCGTCATGACTACGTTCTTCCTCAAGATGGTCGGCGTAGTATTCCCGCAATTCACCTTCCGATCGGGGTATCGAATCTTCCAGCAGGTCTTCGCTCGCAAGAATGAGACGGTGCAAGAAGATCAAATTGTTCACGAACGTCGAGCGATTCATCAGATCGACGCTAGGCCATTGCGCCATTACGTCGCGCACGACGAGCAAAAGGTGATCCGAATTCTTCATTAGAACCCCATCGCCAGAGCGCCGGCTGCACCCAACATACCAACAGTGCCTAGGGCCGAATTGGCACTTGCTTGATTGGCGTTGTAGCCGGCTAGCTTGGCTTGATACGCGTTGTTCATATATCCCGCGATATCCGCAGGTGCAGCGGCAGCCTGACCGGTTCCGGTATAGCCCGGAATCATCTGGGCGATCGTTTGCAGGTTCGAATACGGCGTCTGACCGATGCCTACTTGCTGACCGTACAGCCCCGCTTGCTGGCCGAGATTCGAGCCCATCATCCCGAGCAGCCCCGATTGTGATTGCAGGTTCGCCAGTTGGTTCTGAAGATTCTGCGTTCCGATCTGCGAACCGGTGAGAATGGACTGATTTGCCGCGTCGCTATAGGCGCGCTGCTTCTGCAACGCGAAATTGTTCTGAGCGTTGTTGTACGCTTCCGAACCGGGCGTCAAGCCTTGATTGGCGAGCTGAGCATCAAGGGACGTTTTCTGCTGGGAGAACTGCGGATCGAGATATTGAGTCTGTGCGGCGTACGCAGCATTCTGCCCTTGCTGCTGGGCTTGCTGCGCAGCTTGCGGACTGATCGATGAACGCAGGGCGGACAGAGCGTCGTTGAGCCCTTGGTACTGGCTGTTGAGACCGCCAAGGCCCGTCATTGCATTCTGGTTGATGGCCCCGCTTTGGCCTACCTGCCCCAACAATCCATTCAGCATTCCCTGAAGTTGAGGATTGGCTGTAATGCTCGTACCGTAGATCGGCGCGCCCGTATTCGGGTCGGTGCCGATCTGACTCGATGTCTGGGAGCCAAAAGGATTCGAATAATTGGTGAGGTTCAGCGCCTTGTTAAAGGCTGCTGTCTGTTGGTTAGTAAAGGTGGTCGCGAGAGCAGTTTGCCACGGATCGGGAGCCGAAGGTGCATCCCCCCCTTTCCCTCCACCTTCAAGCGTTGCCGGACGATTCCGGCCGATCGCGCGACGGAACGCGTTAGCCGGCAAGTCCGGCGCGTCGGATGTCAGCCAATAGTGCCGCATGGTATTTGCCTTCGATGAAACGGCACTCGCTTTTCAGCATGCCGTAGACGATCAAGTCCATTCCATCGGTGCAAGCCGCGCGGAGTTGTCCTTCACGCTTGAACCCCAAGTGCTCATCGAAGCGTTGCGCATCGATGTTGTCGGCCCGCACAAGGCCCGTAATACGGTTGCATCCCAACTGAATGAAGGGATAGCGAAAACATGCCGACATGTAGGCCGGCGTCATCCAGTGCCGAGTTCCATTCGATGCAACGTGCATCAGAATGTTGGCCCCCGACTTACCTTCGAAAACGACTGCGGCAACCAGTTCACCGTCAGTTTCAAGACCGATGCCTTGCGCATCTGGACCGAATCTCTCTGCATCCACGCGAGACGATAGAAAGTCGATCACGCGCTCGCGTTCGTCCCATACGATGCGCTTCATCAGAGGACCGCTCCGTCCATCATCAGGTAGTCCGTGCTCACCCACGAAACCGGCACGTCAAGTGCGCTTACCTTCATGTGCATCGCAGCGGCATAACCGACACCGGCGACCGTCTGCCAGTTCTTGATCATCTGCTGGCTGCCGCCCCATTGCGCCTGATCCCACAAAGCCTGATCCCATAGAGCGCCGCTCTGACCGGAAAAGCTCGGCGTGGACGTCGGAGCGGTCGTATCAAAATCGACGTTCAACCCAAGGGATACCCCCGGCGTTCCGCTCGACTGGAAGATCGGTCGGACCATCGTCCACTCTTTGAGTTGACTGGTCCCAAAGTAGTTGAAGGCAGGAAGCGCTTCGCCGACTATCTGACCGCCGTTGTCGTCATTCGCAGTCGTCCACGCATGCACCACTACACCATTCCCACCGTAGTAGATCGCATCATTGAAGCGAGCCCAGCAATTCGCCGGCCACCCGGTGAAATTGCTCCATGCGCCAGTGATGGTATTCATCACGTATTGCTGTTGTTGCCCTAGCCCAATCGGCACGTTGAGGATCAGGGCATTCGCAGTCGGATGAAGGACGAGATCCCATCCAAAATTGGACGCGTAAGCAGACGTGGCCGCCGAAATAGCGGTCTGAATCTTGTAGCTGAGGTCGACCTGTGTATTAACCCGAGACGAAGCCAACAGACGCGAGATCGGACCTAGGCCGTCTTTGCCGATGTAAAGAAGATCGCCGCCATACTTCATGAAACAGCGGTTCCCCATCGGGTTTCCGACCTGATAGACACCGACCTTCGACCATGTAGTAGCCTGCGACGGATCGGTACCTTGGTAGACTGCGATCTCACCTTCGCTCGTCACAAAGCACAGGTAGTCCTGCATCCCATACCCACCGTCTACCGTCCATACTCCCATCGCAATGAGCTGCCCACCGCGCGGGAAAAGCGATTGCATCGGGAACAGTGTGGCAGCTCCCCCAACGCTCGATACCGGCAGGTAGTAGACGTTCAGCGATCCCTTCTGGATGAAAAAGAGCCGCTGAGCGAACATCACTACGTCAGACAGGGTAGTCGGATCAACACCCGTTATCGAAATGGGCGAAGATCCGGACGTCACCTGCTGCCACGAGGTCCCGTTGTAGACGTAATAGCCGTCCGACCCATTAACCATCCCGAGAAACGGACCGGCGCTAGTCGCGAAGTTTGCATACTTCCACTTATCGCTAGACAGCGACGAAATGACCGGCGATCCGACTGCGCCTCCGCTCGTCACATCGAACACTGAACCGCCGGCCGCCGCGAACAGTTTCCCCGGACCGCCAGCCGGGTTGTACGGCATGATCGAATTGACCTGATTGCCGAGTCCAGTAGCCCAATTCGTCGACCCTTGCCTAAGCACCACATTGGAAGGAGTGGGGAACCAGTTCGTCAGAATCACAGCGTCTTCCGGCGGCATTTGCGCGATCGAGTCGCGAGCATTCCACCCTCCGATGGGAGCCGAAACGCTGACCGTCCGCGATGCTTGACCGCGCCGCGGAGCGATGACTGGACGACGCATCATTTACGTCACGCTCCCCACGACCCGCTCGGCACGAGAATGCCAGGATAGATGTCGTACTTGACGTCTCCCATATTGATGACGTCCTTCGTACCATCCGTCGCTAGACAGTTTTGCAGGAAATCTTCGTAGTCCACGAAGTCTTGCGCGTATTCGAGGCCCTTCGCCTTACGCCAACGCCATTCGAGACCGAGTTTGAACAGATCGTCACGCAGCACCAATGTATCGGTATCTGCAAGGAACTTGATTTGCCCCATGCCACTGGCAGACTGACACCAGTTGCGAGACGTGTACTGAAACCAGATATGCTGCCCCGCCGTAGGGACGGGAATGAACAGGATGTTCCCACCGCGGATCTGAAATTGATTCCACGGGCCTTGCATCACCATCGCCTTCAACTGCTCCCACCGCTGCGCAGTCATTGGCCCGAACACCGGTCGCCGCAGATCGCGGTTCCACATGGTGTCGTTGATGATGTTCTTCATGTACGGAGCGATCGTCGCGAGCGAACCCTGATTTTCCTGAGCAACCGTCACGAAGCTCGCTTCTTGCGTGAGAGCCTGCCAGTTCTTGTTAGCCAACCATTCCCCTTCCTTGTTCGAAAGGGCGAGTAATTGGCGAATTGCCGGATCGGTAGACGTCGCCACAGCACTCGGCGAGGGGATATTCAGGCGCTCCGCCACATCCTGAATGATCGACAAACAGGAAACTGATCCTGTAACTGGCTGGACGACGATCGGCATCAGATGCCTCGAATAAAGTAGAACGTTAGCTCGACCGGACTCCAATCTAGATCCTTAATTTGCTTTAGCTGATCTTGGATTGAAACGATCTGCTCATATCCCTCAACGAACTCGCGCGGAACGACTTGAATCAGGAGATCTCCGACATTGAGACCTTCAATCGAAATGCTACCGCTTGAGGGCAAGCCGAACGCAGTTGCCTTCACGGCTATCACAGTATTGGTGATCACGCTCATTTATCTGCTCCGGCGGGCGGCGATGAATCCATAAGCCGTAAGGGTGGAAGCCCCGAAGTTGGAAAATGCGATCAGATAGACCGTTGTAGTCGCATTCAGCGAAAGACGAGTTCGACCTACCGGTATCACCTGACTACCACTCCCGGCTGTCGTAATCACCGAGAAAAGTACATAGGCTCCGTTGTTAGGAGCAGAAGGCAGAGTATTCGACACGGTGCTGATTGCGCCTGCTTCTTGAGAGACGGAAGTCGAAGCGGTGGCCACATAGCCGACGTTTCCCCATACGTCCCAGTCGCCAGCTGTCAGCGAAATAGACGTGACGTTGGCAGCCGTCCCGGTTGTTAGGGAAATAGGTGTCGATGAGTTCGACGAACAGCCGGTCGGCGAGCCTCCATTCGTTACCTGAGCGCAGACGTATTCACCGATGCTGCCGGCATTCGCGTTGTTGTTTGTGGTGGTCCCGACGATACCGTTCGTCTGAGAGGGGGTGATCGTACCGGAGAACGAAACGTTGCCGCCGATCGTCCCGGAAAGTGTCGGGCTGTTCGCAAATACAAGAGCCCCAGTTCCCGTCTCGTCAGAAATGACGCCAGCCAATTGAGCAGAAGTGGTCGATGCGAATTGACTCAGATTTCCTGTCGTCAGGGCAAATGCTGTCCCGCACGAGAACCCGACACCGCTGGTGTACTGAAGCGCGCTATTGGACGTGCTGCAGCTCGGCAATGGCACTGCGGTAGGCGACGCGCTAGATCCCGTGACGTTCGCTACGACCGTATTGGCCGCCTGCGCCACCAAACTAGGAAGCCCAATGCTCCCCGTTGAGGTGAATGTTCCAAGAACCGTCACGTTCTGGAAGGTGGGGCTCGGATATGTACCGGCGAGCGCCATCAGCGGCCACAAGAGGGCCGCGACGAGGATTCGTTTGAACATGTCAGGAAACCGAGATGACGCCGCCGTTATTCCAGAGCTGGCCGGAGTTAGCAGGCAACGAAGTTGAGAGATCACCGGGAAGGACGTCGACCAAGAGGACGTCGCTCACCGTCACCGGCGTAATCGCAACACCATTTACATTCCCGCTGATTTGAAGCTGGTAATGCCCGTCTGCCGCATAGAAACCAAAGGCTCCATTGGCATCGGTCGTGAGCGGGTTTGCGGCGACGGTCGATCCATTATCGGAATAGATCGTCGCCGTTGTGCCGCTCGGATAGTTGGTCACCAGAACACTTGCATTCGGGACCGCAATCCCGCCGGGGCTCAAAATGACGTTGTTCTGGTATTTCTGCATGTCACGCTCCTTCTTGCTGCTTCGGAGGACGGCCGGGGCCGCGGCGTTGCTCGGCCGGGACCATCGTCGCCATCTGTTCGCGGAGTTCGTTGACGACAGCCGTGAGATCGGACACACGATCCTTGAGCGATGCGTTTTCGACTTCCAGCGCCTCGACACGCATGGCCGACTCCTTCCCCTCACCTGTCGACAGCGCCGTTTGGGCGCGCGTTTTCAGTGCACGTCCGCCCATACCAAGCCGGCTGATCGCTTCTTCGTTCGCGTTCGCCAGATCTTCAAGCGTCCGCACATTGACCGCGAGGCAGTTCTGAATCTCGGCCGGCGAAAAGAGCGTGACGCACATGCGAAGCGGCGTGCCGTTTTCAGGCATTTCCTTGCCGTCCTTGTACATCGCATACATCTTCCTGAACGCATCTACCCACTCATAGTCGTACTGGCCGACTTGAGATTGCGCTTCGATCTTTTTGAGCCATGCTTCCGCATGATCTTCACGAACATCCTTGCCACCCGGCGGAGTGATGATCACCCAGTCGATGTCTTTGTAGACCTTTCGGCCCTGTTGAATCGAGGCCTCACGATCCTCGATCGGCCGCGGTTCGAAGCGAATATGCGGGCGACTACCCTTTTGCTGAAGCGTCAGTTCATTCATGGCGTTCTCCTTGGATTGATCCGTTATTTGTCTTTGCCAAACAGATGCGCAATTGCACGTTGCGCGAGTTCTTCGACGCTACCGCTGCCTTGATGAAGGGCATGAGCGATCGAATACGGCAGCCTCACGATGAATGCTTCGACCTGCATAAAACGCTGCTCTACCCTCTGCTCGAAAGTGAGAGGCTCAGCGGCCGAACTTTCGGCGGGTTGCGACGACCCAGCGTCGATGGAGGCAGGCGTTGCAGAGACCGATTCGACGGGAGATGACGCGGCCGCATCCGACGCATCGGCGAATGCTTCCCCCGGCTGTTCCACGGCTTGCGCCGGCTCCGTGCTCGACGGCGAACCGTCTTCTTTGACGTCTTCAGGCATTTCTAAACCCTCCAAAAAGCGCGGCGCAGACCCGAAGGAATGCGCCGCGAAAGATCCCCAAGGAGACAGCAGGGATTACGTGATTTGGCCCTGTGCGAACGGCGCGTTGATCGCCAGCACGTTCCAGAAGTTCGTGCCGTCGTTGTACGTGCCGGTCACCGTGACCGAACCGCTTGCCGTTGCGTTCTGGGCCGTCGTCGTACCGGTCTGAACCATCGTCACGATGCGACCATCAGCCGAGATTGCGCCGACTGCCGTCGATGCCGGAATGCCCGTACCACTCAACGCCATGCCGACAAACCAGCCGTCTGCGTTCGCAACGCGCAGCAACGGCGAACCGTTGGTCGTCTGCGTGTTCGATTTCGCAACGGTGGTGGTGGCCGGAGCCTCAACGCGGCAGTTCAGGATCTGCTTGCCGGCCGCGACTGCGCCGAGCTTGCCTGCGGCTGCGATGCCGATCTGAGCGGCGGCAGCAACGCTTGCCGTCGAGAGAGCGACACCTTGGCCGGAGATCAGGAACCAGCCGTACTGAACGTTGTTGGCGTCCGAGTTATTGGCATTCAGCGCCAAGGCGATCGGCATGCCGAGGTTCGCCGTGTTCGGTACGTCGATCACCGAGTTATTGACGTCCCAAACGACGACTTCGCCAACCTTCAGCGCGGTCGACGTCGGAATGGCGAGATACATCGCTTCTCCACCACCCCAGTAGGGATCGTCGAAGGTGATTTGCGCGCCGAGCGGATGACGCTTGATGTTGTCCGGCGTGAAGAAATTCCCAACCGGTTGCGAGCCGATCAGGGGGTACTGAGTTGCTGCGGTAGTCATGTCGTTCTCCTTACGCCTTGAGGACGCCTTGCAGGAACCGCGCCGAGCAGACGAGGTTACCTTGCCAGAGGATCGGCATCACGACAGCATCTTGGTTCACGCTGCGCAGTTCCTCCGGCATATCCATGTTGGCGTCACGATGGACGACCATTTCAAGGAAATCCGTGTTGAGAAAGTACGCGTGTTGAGCCGGGATGCCGCCCGAGCTGTCGAAGAAGACGTCAGCGGTCTTGTACTTCATCGAGACCATGCCGCCTTGCCCGTTGTCTTCCGGCGCATAGCGCTTGAGCGACGTTTGCGACTGCTCGTAGAACGCGAAGTAGTCGTCGGACATGACGATCAGATCCGGCGTGTCCGAGCCGCGGGTCAGCTTGATCCAGAGCGGGAGCATCAGTGACTCGATCGTCGTCGGGCTCGGCGTGATTGCGCCGCCGCCTTGGATCGGTGCCGCGGCCGACTGGACGATGTTTTGCCAGAACGCCCACGACGATGCGTTGATGCCGCCGACCGTGCCGACACCGCTATCCGCGACGATGGCTTGCAGACCGTTGATCTGGTTCGAAGCGGTGCCGTCCGAATAGAGATCCGCGGAGAGGCCGTTCGCGAACGAACGTTGGGCGTTGGTGATCTTCGACTTGACGAAGTTGATGATCCGCTGCTGACCCGAGTTCGTGCGAAGTTCGAGACCCGAGGCAGCCACGTTCACCGCGGCTTGCCGCCACGGATATTCAGCTGCCGTCAGCACGTCGACGGCGTTGATGTTCAGCACATCGTAGCCGCTGTAGCGCTGATAGGTCGAGTTCGCTTGATAGTCCAGCGGGCAAACGATCGACAGACCGCCGTCTTCCAAGCGCACACGACCTTTCGACGCGATGCGCCGATAGAGTGCGTTGTGCTTGGACACGTTGTCCGAGACCGTCTTCTTGTGATTGCGATACGTGGTCGATACCAGTTCGGTGAAAGCGTTGAACAGGCTCGACTGACCGGGAGATGCCATGATGGGCTCCTAATTCAGTTGATGAGACCTTGATCTCGCGCGATGCGCTCGATCGTCTGCTCCATGGTTTCGTTGGCCGGAGGGGCTTTGCCGACACTTGCCCGACCGTTGGGCCGGACGTTGTTCGCTGCCGCCTGCTTTGCCTTCGCAACCGTCGCTTTCCGCTGTGCGTCCCACTCTTGCTGCTGTTGAGCGAGCCAAATCTGGTACGTCTGCGGGTTCTGCCGCATTGCCATCTCGTAAGCGCTTTCGAGATCCTTCGCTAGACCGTTCTTCAATAGAACAATCATGTCGTTTTGAAGAACCTCGAAATGCTCGTGATCCGGGTCTGCGGCAAATGCAGCAATTTCCTTATCGATTGCCGAGTCTTCGGCCATCTTGGTTTGTTGCTGCGTGGTAGTGAGATGCTGCGTGAGTTGGCTGACCTGCTGTTGCAGTTGTTGCAACCGCGGATCCACCGGATTCTGTTGCTGCCAAACTTGCTCTCCCGCGAGTTGTTGAATTCCGTTCGCGAGCGTATTGAGGTCGACGCCATAGCTGTTCGCGATTTGCAGCAGCATTCCGACCTTCTGCGGCATCGGGCTATAGCGCAATTGATGGTCGACGCCCATCAGATGCGTTGCCGCCTGCTGGGGCGTTACGCCGAGGCTCTGAATCGTTGCCATGTACGGCTGAACCGCGCGATCCCATTCCTGCGCGGTCTGAGCACCGGTTTTGTATTGCTCGATGCCCTTATGGAAGTCATTCTCCCGGCGCTCGATTTCCTTGCGCGCCATTTCCGGGAGCTTTTCCCATTCGGCCAGAGCGGCTTTCTTCCACGGCGGCCGGAAGCTAGTCGTTTCCTGCTCAGTCTGCTCGGGCTGCTGCTCCGTTTCTTCGGGCTGCTGTTCGACTTCCGTGGTTTCGTCCGAAATCTCCGGAGTTTCTTCGGTGGTTTGCTGCTCAACCTCCGGAGTCTCCGTTTCTTGCGTGAAATCACCCTCCTGACCGCGGCTCATGATGCTCGCGTAGGTGTCTCGCAAGGTATCGTCGATCGTCACGTTTTCCGACATTTTCAGGCTCCTTGGGCGTAAAAAAAGCCGCTCAAGGCGGCTGTATGTTGTTGTGCGTTCGGCTTCATAGCTGTTGCAATGCTCGTTGGCTTTCAGTGCTCATGCCGTTGTAGACCTCGGCGATTCCGCTCTCGATCGTATTGCTAAATTCAGCGTCGGCCGCTTCTGCGCGCTTGATCGCCTCTTTGCGTTCCGTTTCCATGCCTTCCCACGGACGGCAGTTGTTGCGCTTCAGGTCTTCATTCCGGGCGCGGCGTCCTTCGATCCATCTACCATCAATCGGCGACGTATAACCGGGCAAATCAGCCTGAACAGCGGGTGCTTCGACAATGCGTTGCATGCGAAATGCGCCAGCACCATGGCGACATTCCGGCGCTTCGTTGCGCTCAGCGATCTTGCGGAATGCTGTTTCAGAGCGTTTGCACTGCGGACAGTGGAAGGTATAAAGGGGCATCACTTCACCTTTACGCAGCTGATTGCCGTGCGTGCTCCAAAGGACATTCCGTAGGGATTTTTCTCTGTTTGAGAGTCCCGAACTGCTTTCGCTGCAATTTGGCAATCTGACTGAGATCCAAATGACAGATGGGTGTCGATTGCAGCGCCTCCTTCCGGGCCACTAGTAAACAGAATCACCAGAATCCATAGCATCATTCTTCTCCCGAACCAGCGCGTGCAGCGCTGATTTGAGCCGCTTCCAACTGCGCACCGGTCGTGATTTCGGCGACTTCGATAGCGCTTTGGTTCTTCATGGCCTGAAGCAGAAGCTGGATTTGTCCCTGCATTTCCATCTTCACGCGCTCGATGGCGGCATCGTTCTCCATACGCAGCCGTTCGAGCATGGCTTCGTTCTGCGCCTGAAGCTGATTGCGCTGCGCTTCGAGCGCATTCTCCTGTTCCGCCTGCAATGCCTGAGCGTGCTGCTGCGCATAGGCGACCTGAGCGTCGATCTCGGCTTCTTCGCGCTTGGCCTGAAGGTTGGCGTTGATCTCGGCCATCTTGCCCTGCTGACGCATGTTTTCGACCTGCAACGGAATCTGCGCTTTCGCGAGATCCGCTTGAACTTTCGGATCCTGATGCGGCGGAGGCGGCTGCATCTGGTCTATCGTGTCCTCGACCTGCGATCCCATGCGGAATTTGCGGGCCGTCATCAGCATGAGTTCCTTAAACGCCGGGAACGGCAGCACGCCCATTTGAACGAGCGGTCCAACCTCCTTCACAAGCGTCGTCAACGCGGTCAAGACCGTTGCCAGATCGCTCGCATCCTCCTGCTGGGCCGCCGCGATCGTCGAATCAGTCTCGATGTCGACGCGGAACGTGCGCTGCGCATCGTCCGACATGGCCTTTTTGACGTCTTCCCACGTAACCGGCTTCGGCGGCAGCGGCGGCACGTCCTGTCCCTGCAATTTCGCCATTACGGCGGCTTGCATCAACTGCATGCGCTGCGGCATTACCTGCGCATCGGTCGGAAGTTCGACCTGCGTCATCTGCTTCAGCGTATCGATCTGGAACCGCTCGCAAATGATCTCGGCTTGGAGCGCGAAAAGGTCACGGATGTACCGCTGGACGTCTCGTTGCATGCGGGAAAGACGCGTCATGCCGAATGCGACTTTCAGATCCTGAGCGCCCTTCGTCTCGGACGGATCAGAAGCACCACGCATGATGTCTGCAAGCCCGGTCAGCTCGTAGATGACCTGCTTGCACTGCTCGCGCTGCTCCCGAAGCACTTCAAGCACCTTCGCAGCCTGCTCGATGGGAGCCCACCAGATGGCATTAGCAATGCCGCCAGCCTCGTAAAGCTGCTTTATCGACTTGTCAGCCGGAATCAGATCATTGTCTTCACCGCGGAAAAGCTCGGCCACCTGATCGCCAAGCGACGGATCGTAGATCGCGCGCAGCTTCAGACCGCTCATGATCTTGTTGATGCGCGTCGAGACGCGGTCAAGTTCTTCCGCCTGCTCTTTGTACTGCTCGTACAGCATCGTCGGCTCGAACGTATCCGAGTCGGCGATCGCGTACAGGGGTGCCGGAAATGGGAAGAACTGCTGAAGCTTCAGCGGATCTGGTTCGACCTTCGCCAGTCCATGGATATAGCCGTCAGCCAGCCATTTGACCGTGCGCGTGTCCTTGTCCCAGATTTCCCAGACCTTCGCGGTCTTGAACAGCTCAAGCGATTGGTCGTCGTTGATCCGTTCGCGCTCGACGTCAGTATCAGCAGGTCCACCGTTGAGCGGAATGATCTTGCCAATCTGCTCACCGAAGCGGTCGATCAGCTCGTCACGCGTCAAGTCGTGCTCAAACGCCCACCACGGGATTTCCTTGAACGATCGGCCGGGGCCGCACAGATACTTGTCCCACTTGACGTGCTCGACCGGTGCCGTTTCCCACGCCAGTTCCTCGTTCTGCTCGCCTTCTTGAGCTTCGTGCTCAAGATTCGTCTCATTAGCCTCAATGCCGGTCTGATCGACGTCACCAACCTGCACCAGATCGGGCACATAACGCACGCGAGACAGGCCGCGGCCGACGATCAGCATGTCGAGGATATCGGCCTGAATCTCAGCATTGAAGTCCGTCGTTTCGGCGTTGAACGTCAGCGCCCGGTTGATGACTTCGGAAACAGCCTTCCCGAGCGGGTCATGCTGAGCAAAGCGACGGCGCACATCCGGCGTCGGAAGCGTGTTGTAGACGGACGGGGCGAGGATTTCCGTGTTCGCCCAGAGGGAGTTGAAACTGTTCTTCTTCCGCTGAACGCTCTTGCCGTGATAGATATCCCAGACCTTCTTCGCCTGCGTGCGCCAGTCCTTCATGCGCTTCTTCGCAAGGGCAAGTTCCACCGACCAACGGCGATATTCGGCTTCCGGCCCGCGGCCGAAGTCCTTTGGGGAATCGACCGTTGCGAGCGCAGTGGTGTCGAGTTCTGCCACGATTTACCCGAGTCGTTCGAGTTTGATATGGACGGCGTATTTCATCGCGCCGGCCGTTCCAGACGCGTAGCTGCTGGTCTGGTACGTGACGTTTGAACCGCCCTTCACGTACATCACCTGCACGCCCTGACCGAAGGCACCGACAGCATTGGCCGTATTGGTCGACGACACCTGATTGGCCAGCAGCGGCGTGCTCGAATCAAAGTCAGTCCAGCCGATCCCGATGCTGGGAAGCGTCGAAGAAGCCGCATCCGCCGTCGTCTCGACCGCGTAGCAGATAGCGCGATGAAGCCGCCCTCCGCGCTCGGAACGGCGTACAGCGTGGCGGACGCAACGTTCGCGCTCTGGTTCGTCAGATTGGCCTGCGCAACGATCGCCGGGACGCCATTCGCAACGAGCGTATCGCCGTTATACGACGCAAGCGTTCCACTGACCTTGTTGACGGTCGGATTCGGATAGCTGCCGCCCAGATCACCGCCAGCCGCTCCTGACGGCGCAGCCGTACCAGTCGGCGCTACAGCACGGAGCGTCATTGCCCGTCTCCCACCACCACGCGCAGGGTCGAGCCAGTCGCGGCACCAATGACGCTCAGCTGCGTCACGCTCGCCGGAATCGAGAACGACTCGACCGTATTCCCGAGCATCGGCACGCCGTTGTTCATCGTGAGACCAGCAGCAACTCCGAATGTCCATGCGATATTGGACGTGCCATCAACGACGACACGCATTGTGCCGCCTTCGGACGGCAGCTGCGGCAACGTCAATTGCTGCACTGCCGTCGTGACGGCAATGCTGGCTTGTGCCGCCGGAGGATTGCCGGATGCCCCGCGCGGCTGGAAAGGGTATTGCTGTTGCATGTCAGGCTTCCTCTGCGAGACGCCGCGCACGCGAGCGGGCGATCAGTTGATCGATGGTCAGGTCTTGCGGGAACTTCGGGGGCGGCGGAGGTGGCTTGGCTGCCTTTTCCTCCTGCGCCGCGATTGCGAGATAGCGGAATCCGTCTGCCGGGTTGGAGCACCAGTCGTGCAGCGGGATATCGCGAAACACCTTCCGATCGTCATCGAACTCACGGCGGTATTGAGACAGCGCATCCAGACCCGTGAAACCGGCGCTGTCGTCCGTATCGCACGAGGTGTCGAACCAAACCCGCGGGAACATCGCTCGAACCGCCTGAATCCCATCCTGAACGCTCAGCGACGGCACGATTTCGACGTGATCCCAGCCAAGGCCCGGAATCTTGCGACCATCCTTCTCCACGCCTTCAATGAACTGCTCTTGCACGCTTTTGCCCATGCTGGCGAGCGTCTTCGCCTTAGCGTCATGAGGCAGATAGAGCTTGCCGAGCTTCGCGCCACGCTTCTGCAAGTAGCCCCAGATGTAGTCGAGATAGAACGCGACGTCGTGACCGTGGCTCGAATGGAAGCCGAGCACATGCACTGCTTTCCATGGCACCTGAAACGGCCAGATCGATGTGTCGTCCGTGCGGCCAAGGTCAGCCGCGAAATTCACCGGCAGATTCGGATCGACCGGGACATCCGTAATGCGCTTCTCAGCTCGGACTTGCACCATCCATGCGGTGTAGTACGCACCCATCACGGCAGCATCGAAGCTGCACATGTATTCCTGATCGAAGATCGATTGCCCGAAGTCCGGACCGTATTCCGCAATTAGCGACTGCCGTTCTTGCTCCAATGCTTCGGGGGTGAAAACGCCGGTACGCGTGGCAATCGAGACATCCGTGAATGCCCCCGGCATCGACTGCGCGGCCTTCAGCATCCGCTCAGCGTGGTTATGCCCGCGCGGCGTCGTAATGAACATCGCCCAGCCGCCGTTTTCCAGCAAGATCGGTCTGACATACGCCCACGCAGCAGGGTTTGCTAGAGCCCACTCCGAAAACACCACACCCGCCGGCGATGAGCCAACAAGCGTGTTGTAGCGATCTGAACCGCCAACTTGCCACGTGGAGCCGTTCACGAACTCGATGAACATCTCTTGCTCGCGAGTCGTTTTCCTGATCTCCGGCGGAAATGCTTCATCAATCCGTCGACGTCCTGTATGCGGGTTCACCGCCGACCAGATCGCCTTGCGTGCATGCGCAGCTTCAGGCAGCAGATGCCAATAAGAACCCACGCGCTCAAACGCAGCGCAGGCCGTGTTATGAAGCGCGATTTCGTCCTTGCCCCAACGCCGATGTGCAATCTGATACGCATAGCGGCCACCGTTCCCGAGGTAATCCCATAACTTCTGCTGATACGGGCGCGGACGCCACTTATTCGGCAGGTCGATTTCCACGGTGCACGTTCACCACGAGTTGTGCATCGACTTCGGCCTTGATTTCTTTCGGCAGGATGCGCGGATAGATGTTCGACCAGAAGATGCGCTCGTTCGTCGCGTCCTTCTGTGCCCATGCGAGCATTCCCTCTGCACCACCAAGACCCTGAGCGACAAACTCGATCGCCTCTTTTGCGTCTTGGGTCATCTTGTTGGGTGTGCCCTTCTGGCGTCCGCCTCGACGCTCGCCGGGTTTAGATCCGCGTGACATTGCTACTCTTTACTATTTTTGCGAAGAGCCGCTTCGAGACGAAGAAGTAAAGCGTTATCGCGGCCGAACGAAGGATAAACGCGCTCAGGCCCCCAATCTTTAAGGGGTGGAATCTCCGCCAGACGTTTAAGCCTCAGCTTCACCGCGCTCCGAGCTACGGCCAGCCAATCGTGGTATGCGCCCCGTGGCGTGCTTGCGGTGCCTTTTGCGCCGTCTTTACTGGTACAAATCCATTGACCGTCCTGAGCGCTCAAATGCGGCAACCCACAACGGGACACCGTGATTACATCAACCCATTCTCCGATTGGATCTTTCATCCCAAGCTCCGACAACAACCCCGCACGGTCAATAACCGCTCTTGTATGTCGCCAGCCGCTCACCGACCTTCTTCGGATCCGACTTCGACTTGCCCAGAACCTTGTTCGCCTTGGCGTCGATCTTCGACTTCTCGCTTTCCGACATGCGACCAGCTTTTACAGCTTGCGTGGGACGAGCTTTCGCGTTCGCTGCGTGGCTTTTGTCGGGAACGGGATATGAACGATCGGGGCCCGCGAACTCGCCTTTCGGCAGCTTGTCGCGGGCTGCGGAACTGAGCTTTGCCATTTAGGGCTCCATATCACATTTGGTGAGAGCGGCCGGTGCTGATCTCCGGCAAGGGAATGCGGTGCCTTCTTCTCCCGATATTCGTTACTTCCACCCCTCGGGATCGGCCATGTTCCGGGGTCGCCTCAGCTAGGCGCATTCGCTCTCACGGCTGGCGACGGCAACCGTATGCGCGTCGAAGGCATTCAGCCCGTACACCGGGATTCGAACCCTGTCATCGCCATGCGTGAGAGGACCGGTTACGCCGGTCAGGCGGCGGCACGCTAATTTTCTCCGCCCGTCACCGCAGTTAAGGATTGCGGCTCCTTCTTTCACGGCTGCCGACTGCCTGTGCAGTCCCAAGGCTGGCCGGCTTTCCCGCCGCGTGTCGAAGCAGGCTTGGCTTGCAGTATCAGCGCTCAATCGGCAGGCGTGAAAGCAAAAAGCCCGCTGGCGGCTTGCCTAGCGGGCTTCAGGTATTCGATTCGGTTTTCTCTGGGCGCAACTTCCCCGCCCACACCAGATACTCTACGCCCTTTTTTGGGTGTTCACAAGGGGTTGGATTAAATCTCTTGCTTCGAGTATTGGACGCAACAGATCCTTGGCCTCGACATATCCGATTTCGGTCGCACGGCCTGATCCCCACACCCGAGCGCCGACGAAGCGGTTTCGCATTTCGGTCTGAATGGCGATTCGAGCCGGAAGCTGTAGCTTCGATACGCAGGCGTCTACGGCTTCGCAAATCACCTTGCGCGATCTCGCCTCTGCAATGTCGGCCAAGTCGTCAGAATCGGTGCCGCGGGAACGGTAGTCCCTGCACGCCGGATCGGCGCGCCCGTAGCCGAGCTTCGGCCGGTAGGATTGCTGCCAGTCGTACCAGTCGGCTAGAAGGTCGTCGATCTCGTCATACATGGGGATCCCCGCTGTTGTCGTGGGCCGTTCGATCGCTGTCAGCATCTGGCTTATCCCAAGCTACGCATAAACGCGCGGTGGGCTTCGCTGTCGAAGCCAGCGAAATCAAGGCTTTTCGGCTGACTGTCGCCAGCGACAGAGGTGACCTCAACGTTTGCCGCAGCGACTTGAGATTGCACCCTGGAATCATGCGTGGGCCACGGCCAAGGATCACCCAAACCTTGCTGATACATCGGCTGCCGCCATGGCGATGGTCCCGAGGCGTTTTGCTGAAACATCCCGCTTTCCTGCTTCCCTTCCGTTATCTTGAATTCGTACGGCGTCATACAGCCTCCTTGCGTTGCCCAAAGATCCCCCACGGCCCAGCCGCCCGATTCAGCGCTTGAACCTCGTCCCAGATTCGCTCAAGGCGGTTTTTGTCTTGCTCAAGATGTGCCGGTTTCATGCTTCCTCCAATTCGTCCTCGATTTCCATTGGCTGGACGTGCAGATTCCCGATGAAGGCGGTCGGGCAAATGACAGGCGGCGGACCGAAGAAGGCAATGTCCTGCGGATGGCGGAAAGCCGGTCGAGTCAGCTGCTTCAGTTTGGCCTTCTGGACTTTGGCGGCTTCCTTTGCCAGTTTGATTTTTTTGCGCCGTTCCCGAGAGCGTCGATTGAGTTCCCTCTTTGGCGTCCTTGGCGGCTTCGGTACGTCTTCTCCGGGCCCGTATGAAAACAACGCGACCGTATGGTACGGATCGATAGCTTCCCATCCAGCTATATGCAGGGGGGGGCACTCAAGAGCCCGTAGTTCCTTTATGGCAGTTCGAACGCGCTGGTAAGAGATGCCGGTCTTCTTCTCCATCGCAGGCATTGACTGACGCGGTGATTTCTTCAGAAGCGAAAGCACCTGCTCGTGTACGTAATTGGCTTTCACGCGGCCTCCTTCTTCATACGCCGAACTTCGGCGCGGTAGAACTTCTTCATCTGCTCGATCTGCTGCAACGTGAGCTTGATCGGCTCGTGCTTGCCTTCGAGCCACTCGACCTTTTCGAGACCGATTTTCTCGATGAGGTTGATTCGGTATGCGGTCAGGTTTCCTGACATGTATAGGTTGCATGGGGCGCATTGGAGGTGGACGTTCAGCGGCTCGAACCGAAGTTCGGGAGCCGAACCTACTGACCGATAATGCCCGGCGTGCCAGCGCCCCTTGTGCATCCGTCCGCATGAAATGCACGGCTGCCCTGCATCACGCAAGCGGATCCATGCGTTAAACGCGTCCTGAAGGTCGGCCAAGTGCTCCCCGCGGCTCTTTGCCTTCTGCCGAGCCTCGCGGACTTCCCGATCGGCTTTCCGCTTCGCAACGTTCCGTGCGTATTGCAGCGAACAAGGCACCGAGCACACCTTCGACATGCTGCTGATCGGCGTAAATTCGCGAGCGCAGATGCGGCAGCGCTTGGGATTAAGAACTCGATTCATCGCACGTCCCAAAGCCTCATTCCACGCATCCGGTAGTCGTCAATGACCGCTTGCCGAATGTCGGCGTATTGCCGCTTGAGTTCAGGGTCGATGCAGTTGTCGATTACGAGACGTCCGGCCTGAGACGTAATCGCGTCCGTCGCGCAACGCAGAACCTCGAACGGAAACGCCGCACCGCTTGCCGATTTGCCGCGCATTACGAGCGTGTAGGCCCACTCTGCCGTGGGAGTATTCGCCATGACCCGATTGCCAAACTGGCGGATGCGCCCAAGGTTTTCATCGACCGTGGCTTGATCGGCCCGCTTCTCATCGGCGAGCCTCGGCGTCGACGATGCAGCTTGCTCGGCACGCCGCTGTTTGCAATGCGCCACGAACTCCGGAAGCGTCGGCGGTTTGGCAAATGCAGTAAGGGAATCGCTCCCCGCCTTCAGCTGCTCGCGCGACAACTTCGCCAGTTCAACCGCCCACGCTTTCTGGACTTCCTCTGGATTCGAACTGCTCCACATCGCAGCGAACTTCGAGCCGTAGAAGGCATTCATCTTCGAGAACAGCGCCGCGATCCAGTGCTTCGGCAGAGCGTTGAGCGGCCACTCGGGGCGCTCAGGCCGTTCATACATCGATGGTTCGGTCATCTGGTTCATACGTTGTCCTGTCCCAACCCGTTAGCCCTGCGATCGTTTTGTCGTTTCGATCCTGAAAATTCGGCGGTGGACTTCGGCCACTGACCCATGCCGCATCAAACCCACCCCATCCGCGCTTGCAGCAGAGCGTCAAAGCCGCCTCCAACGTCATGCCCGCTTTACGCGCCTCGTCGACGGTGCCCTCCATTGCGACGTCGGTTTGCTTAAGCCGCTTGCCCTTGCGAATCTCAAGCCACGCGTCGACCGTTTTTTCGGATGCTCCGTTTGCCAACAAAAAGCCTCGGGCATCAAAGCGCGGAACGCGCCGCTTTTTCTTATCCGAAGGATAAGAATCTGTGGTTTCTGGTTGCTGGTTAGCATTGCCTTCGGTATGCGTTCGCATTGCGTTCGCATTGCCAACGTCTCTCTGCTTCGCCCAGCGGGCCTTTGCGGACCTCGATGCACTGTCAGACTTGGCCTTAAACTGCGCGATTTCACTCTCACAACGCTTGTGCACATACCCTTCTTCGGTGCGCACAAAGAAGTCCTGCAATACGTTTTCGAAAGCGCGCACTTCGTCTGCACTGCGAACGGAATGCGATCGCATAAGCTTCGCATGGTCGAGCGTCAGAGGCCTCTCATCGAGGTAGTACGTATCGAGCAACTGCCGGTAGATCCCGTGCTCCACCAGCGACAGGTGGGCCGTGTCTTTCCGGTAATCACCAATGTGGTGATAGTAGGCGTGCATTAGCTCACTTCCGCATCAGCCAAACGAACAACCCGAGCAGCCCGACAATCAGGGCGCTCCACGCTAGGAATGCTCCGAGAAGGGGTGTCATGCGACCTCCGAAGGATCTTTCATGCCCTTCAGATTGCCGAGCTTGCTTTTTGCAAGCTCAAGCTCGCGGCGAGCGAAGACGACGTCTCGTTCAGCTTTCTCAACGAGCCACGTTCTTGCCTCGGACCACGTGTCAAACCACCGGCACGTCGAAGTGACCTTGCGATCCTTTCTCTCGATAGCCCGACCGCCCCAGCGGTCAATCCAAGTGACCGTCGCGGCGGTTTCCTTCGAGACTTCCTTTTCCTCGATGACATAGGAATAGACGCCCACTCGATACATCTTCATGCCGTCACCTCATCAGTTACGTCGTCGGTGATGGGGAGGCCATTGATCGGCATCAAATCAGTGTCATAAACGTCGCCTTGGTGGTCGAGAAATATTTGCTTCGGGTCTTCTATCAACATGACTGATAGCGGTTCTCCCAGCGCTTTACACCACCATGCCGGAGCATCTTGAAGATACAGAGCTGGCGCCCTGACCTCGACGATGCGACCGATATTCTCTGGACACGGATCGCGAACGATGATCGCCAGATCACCCGGTTTGCAGTTCATGCCGCTGCCTCCAATGCCGCCACCTTCGCGCGAAGCTCTCGAAGCTCACGTTCCTGCGGCGTCTCAATGATGGTCTTGAAGCCGAATACCTTGTCCTCGTACTGGCGGATCGCGTAGTTCCCGCAGAACTGCTGGAACCGAACCCGCATGTCGTAAGGCAGGTACTTCTTCCCAGCCAAGATGTTTGACAGATGCGACTTCGGTAGGCCCAACAGCGCCGCGGCGTCGCTCATCGAATACTTGACTCGCCGCTTGTTCCAGCAAAGCAGCACGGCATCGTGCTCGTTGCGCAAGCGGCCAATCAAATACTCGGCTATCCAGTCAGGCTCCTTGACCGCCTGAAAAACCGGAATCTCAGTCTGCATCGATACTCCCTTGTTCTTCTTCGAAAGTTTCTGGTGTTCCACGTAGCGTTCCACGTGCTGCAACGCGGAAATTTAAGGCGTCCTAACGACGCCTTGCAAAAAATGGATGATCGACTATGCCGTTTCCGTTTGATGGTCGGCGAGTTCGGGCCAGTGGTTCTGCCAATCTGTAGGTCGGAGATCTCGACGCGACACGACACCGTTCGTTGCACGCTCGATGAGGACGCAACGATCAGTCGGGACCGGACGTTCTCCGTTGACCCACTGCTGCAACGTCTGAGGCTTTACGCCGGCAAGGCGCGCAAGAGCTGCCTTCCCTTTTACGATCTCGACCGCACGCTGCACGGCAAGCTGGGTGGTAGTAGGCATAGGAGTAAAGTGATGACAGTGCTGACGGAATCCAGAATAAGGCATTACCTACTAAAAAGCAAGGCATTGCCGTATCGGGTAGGCAACGTGCCTAATAAGGCAATGCTTACTGGTGAAGAACTAGGCGAAGCGCTCCGCATCGCCATCGAGAAGAAGGCTGCCCGATGGGAAGCCGAAGGCCGCGGTCGACTGCTGAAGAAGGACATTGCGGCGCACTTTGGAATCCAGCCGCCCTCTCTTCAGGATTGGATCAAGTTCGGGCGCATTGGGAAACAGCACCTCAACGAGCTTGTAAGGTTCTTTTCAGACGTGGTCGGGCCGGAACATTGGGGGATTGGCGAGGCGTTTACAACATCCTCACAAAAAACTGAACCCCTAGCATTCACTGATGCAAACGTTCCCCACGAAGTAAAAGAATCCTACATAGTAGATCTGGCAAAGCATCTTGCGGATCAGATCATTGCGGCGACCAGAACGGGCCTTTTGACCGAGCAAGGCTTGGATTTGCTGGAGCAGAATCTGCGCAGCTATGTGGGTGCCGCAACCTCGAAAATGAAATACGAAGAGTCCGGGAAGCTCAGCCAGTTCAGCCTTCCGGAAAGGAAGGTGCGGCATGGCCAGCGATCGCACGGACGGGGGAACAAGGAGTAACGTCATATCGATGGAGTCCTTCAAGAAGGGAACTCCGCCGAAGATGCGCCCAGCCAAAGTGCTTCTAGCTCAGGATCAGTCCGGGGACGTCGAGTACCGTATTGAGGGCGTTACGGCCCTGAACGCCTTGTCCTTTTTAGAGCTTATGCTCTACCTAAACCACAGGGTGCTAGAAATATACAAGGGGTGACCAATGAGGCGTTCTGTCATTATTTTATGCTTGGCGCTCGGGGCATGCGCCAATCCCACCTTGACCGCTTACAAGGCCAAGGTACAAGCCGAGCAAACCTATGTCAGCGAAAACATGCCACGCTTCAAGTCTGGCGAGCTGAAGGCGTCAGACTACTATGCTGGCTTCTATGCCTTGGCGACTCAACCCCCTGTCCTCCCGCAGGATATGCCAGCCATCAAGGCATCTAGCGCCATGATAGATGCAGCGCGCGATCTGGAAGCCGGCCGGATTTCTCCGCAGGAATTCGATAAGCGCCGACGCGACGCCCTAAACGCTGGCATGGAAGAAAACAACAACATACAAGCCCAACAAGCAGCGGCCGATGAGGCACGTCGACGCTTGGCACTTCAGTATTTCCTCCAGACTCGCCCGGTAACTACCAACTGCCGAAGCTGGATGAACGGCGCTAGCTGCACTACCTACTGATCTCTGTCAACCGCCCCCTCCCCCAAATCGGGGGTAAGGGTTTCCCCTTGAACAACAAATAAGGCATTGCCTATTGACAAGTGATAAGGCAATGCCTACTATGAACCCAGAATCACGACAGACGAACAACGCAACTACGAAGGGGAAGGACGATGGACCTTGAAACGCCCTGTATCGAGTTCCAAGGAAAGCGCACCCGAGATGGGTACGGATACGTGGTGGTTAAGGGCAAGACGGTCTACGCACACCGAACGGCGTACTGCGAAGCAAATGGCGTGACGATGGATTCCATCAAAGGCTGGCTCGTTCGCCATCGGTGCGACAACCCGCCTTGCATCAACCCAGAGCATCTTTTGATCGGGACGGTTGCCGACAACTCACGGGATATGGTCGAGCGAGGCCGCGGGCGCAGTGGAGCATTTAAAAGCTTCGGTACTAGTAATCCCGCGGCAAAGCTTAACGACGAAAAGGTACGCGAGATTCGAGATGGTCTCGCGAACGGGGAAAGCACCAATTCTCTCGCGAAGAAGTTCGGCGTCTCACAAAGCCTAATCAGCTGCATCAAGCGCCGGAAGATTTGGGCACATGTTTAAGGAGCCAACCATGCAACCCGCCGCCGCACTTCTGCTTCTCGCCCTCGTGGCATGTACGTCTCAACCCACTACCCCTAGCGTCTATCACGGGATCGGTGGGAATGGCGGTCAATCGGCTTCTGTCGGTGCCCGAGGCGGACGTAGTGCTACGGCTGGCGGGATGGGCCATAACGGGAATGGTGGTGGGCGTGGCGCGAGCGGTAACGGTGCCGGTGCTGCGTCGGGTGGGATGGGGCGTCGTTAATCATGTCCACGCTCATCAACACCTTCCGCGCCGGTTTTACGGTCGATCCCGCGGCGCTGGAACGCGAAGTCGGAAAGACGATCGCCCGTCATGAGCTTTACGACGAGCTGGATGCCTGGGAAAAGGCCGAAACCCGGCTGTTCGAGTTGTTGATCGAGAACGACACGAACCCGAATTTGGTGCTGATCGGCCGGATTGTATGGGACGCGTTCGATCGAGTGGTGAAGCGCGAGATCGACGCGATGAATGAGCAGATCGCAGAGCAGTCCGCACGGGATCGAGAAGAGGCCTGAAATGTACTTCCACCGTCTACACACCGTAATCGTCTTGTTAAGCAATGCTTACCTTGAGATTGCTTGCCCGGACATGGAGCAACCCGAAATGCGCCGTCACTGGATGATTCGGCGGACGGTGGACTACGGACAGGTTTGCTGGTGCTGAATATGAAAGCCCACCTCTACATGCGCTTTGGATTCTGGATAGCGCGCATCGATGGCGATCTCTGCCTGCACTTCCGTACTTTTGAGGGCGCGGCAGGTTGGGCGAAGCGGATACACGACAGTAACTGATAGAGGATGACATGAAGGTTGAGGTCAAACACTGGATTACTGGCGCAGTTCTGTTCGCTCATAGCGCAGATGTGAACAGCATCGAAATCGCCCTCAAAGCAGCGATTGAGAGCGACGCGAACCTGCGCGGCGCGAACCTGATCGACGCGAACCTGAGCGGCGCGGACCTGATCGGCGCGAACCTGAGCGGCGCGAACCTGCGCGGCGCGAACCTGATCAGCGCGAACCTGATCGACGCGAACCTGAGCGGCGCGGACCTGATCGGCGCGAACCTGATCAGCGCGAACCTGATCGACGCGAACCTGAGCGGCGCGGACCTGATCGGCGCGAACCTGAGCGGCGCGAACCTGCGCGGCGCGAACCTGCGCGGCGCGAACCTGCGCGGCGCGAACCTGAGCGGC